AGGTGCTTCAAATGTGCCTTCTGTTGTGCGAGCAAACGCTGAAGTAGTTGCACTTTGCAACACTGTCAATGCGGCTGGTGAAACAACAGCCCAGTTACCTGCGCCACGACGTGTACGTTGGGCGATCAAGTTAGCTGTACGGTTGATCAACACTGCCAAAGCAGCGTGTTCGTCACCTACAAACGTAGCAGTACCAGAAACGGTAGCTTGATTGTATGTGTACTCAACAGCAGCCAATGTGCTCAAACTCAAGAGAATCTCTTGGTCGATCTCAGCCGTGATCTCTTGTGCAAGAGCGGCCATGATTTCTGCTTCAACGTCAATACCGTGCATGGCTTGTGCGTCTTGTGCAGATTCAAATGTCCAACGTGCTTGCAACTTACGTGTCTTGGCTTCAACTGCTTGCTTCAAGATTTGAACGGAAATTTGCTTACCGCCGTTACCTTCAAGCGTTGCTGTGTTAGCGCCTGTGTAATTTGATGTTGATGTTGTATCTTTGCCAACTGTAGAATATGCAGTAGCAATAGTGAATGGACTCAATGCTTCTTGACCAGCAGTAACACTAGTTGCGGCAGCAGAGTTATCAGTTAAGTTGCCAGCGTAACGCACACGTAGTGTGTGAATTTGACCTACTGGACCTGTCATTGGCTGAACGCCTACCAACTCGTTAGCAATAACTGTTGGCATTACACGACGGATAACTGGTAGAATCACACGGTTTAATGTAGCGATGTTGCCAGCGGCTGTTGAACCAGCACTTGCGTTTTCTTTCAAGTACTTACGTGTATTCTCAAGAATAACGTTCATACTAGTGCGCTTAGAACCGTTCAGACCTTCAAGCAATGCTTCCTTGGTCTCGTCCCAGCGACCTTCTAATAATTGTTGTGACATTTAATGTCTCCTTTTTAATTAATTTAACCCTGCCAAACGCTTAATGTCAATAACATTGCTAGATTCAGCACTGTCGTCTTCAAATTGGCTACGGGCAGATTTATCGCCGGTGACTGTGGACACGGATTCTGTAATCACTTTTGAGGCTTTTACAGAGCGGTCGGTTAGAACAGCCGGTAGATACTTTTCAAATGCGTTTTTCAAACGTGTAGTTTGGACGCTTTCGAGTAAATTACGCATGACTTCTTGCTTCTCTTTGTTAAGAGGGGCTAGTAATTCATCCATAACGTTTGCACGTTGTGTGGACTCTTTAATCATTCGTATTTCACGCTCTTTTGACTCATTAAGAACTTTTGCATTCCTAATAAGTTTGATGGCTTCAGACAATTTGGCATCTTTTTGTGCAATCGTGTCGTGTAACTTACGTACTTCTGCCTTCTCATTGAGATGAGTAGCACCAAATTCACTTGCGTATGCTTCAAAGATACGACGACCAAAATTGTTCTCACGAGCAACTCGGATGTCTTCTTGTAATTGACTGAGTTCAGCCTTTAGATGACGGCTAACAGATTGGCTCATTTTCTGTGCAGATTCTGTTACGAAACGTGCTTTCAATGCTTCCAATTGGCTACGTGCTTCACGTACCAGACGAACTTTTGTTTCAACAACATCACGTTTGTCAGTGGCGAATTCTTGAATTTCGCGAGCCAATGCATGAACAATAAAGCCTTCCAATTTCTGGAGTCCTTCATTGTGCTGCTTACGATCTTTACGCAGTTCGCTAATTTCTTCAGCAAGTTTAGTAACCATAAAGTTGTTGAACTTTGTAGCACTTTCATTCATCTTGCGTTGGAACTTAACACGATCTTCTACCAATTGTGCTTTTTCGGCAGCAACGGCTTGAATCTGCGTAGTAAGACCTTCTGTTACCATACGATCTAGGGCTTCCACCATCACTGTCTTGTCATGTTCATAGCGTTGTGCAAACTCTTCACGTAGTTCTGCACGAGCCTGTTCACGAGCTTCAACTAGCTTGGCTTCCCAAGCTTCGTTGATCTCCTGGCGAGTTTCCTCGGTGATCAAGTCGCTATCTAGTAACGGTTTAATAGCATCTAACATGCTTATTCCTCCCTAATTTTAAGATCTTTGATCAGTTTTACTACTTCACTTTTCAAATATCTTTGTACCTTGTTGTCCGCGCCGGCTTCACGTGCCACTTCCAACAATCTATGACCGTACTTCATGTTCATGAGACCTTCATATATTGCTGTGGGATATGCATTTGGAGCACTGGGTTGTGCAACTACATCTACAGTGACTATTTCAAAATCACTGACATGTCCTGTTCTGTCGTCGACGTTTCCTGACCCACGACTTGAAACACCTAATCTAACACCGCTGTCTAACATGGTTTTTACCAGTTGACCCATTGGTGTTGGTAATATCTTCAATTTTCCATAACCGATTGCACCGTCGCACCACATTTTATCAATCATGTGACTCACACGGTCTAAGTTAATCTTAAGATCATCTGGATGATCTACTTCTCCCAATACCGAATTACCACTAAGAAGTTGTTCATTAATAGTGCCAACTGCTTTACGAATTTCGTGAGCAGGGTATATTCTTTCATTAGCATTGCGCTTATCACCTTCGATGCAGATTCCTTGCATGTAAAGTGTTTTCCCAGAACCATCCTGAGCATCCTCACTCAGCAGTTGTACCTGCGCCTGTGAGAATGTCAAGTGTTCTTGTAGGTAACGAGCCATAATCTCTTATACTGGAGATTTAGTGTTTACGCCTGCGGCCTGTGTCGTCACCGGCTTTGGTGCGGCACCTTGCTTAGGACTTGTTGTCATACCCATATCTTTTACAGATGGAGCAGGACGGCCTTGTGCAGTGTCACCAGTCATTCGAACTGGGGAACCTTGCATGCCTTTGGCACCACTGTTGGCTGCCACTGTAGACTTGCTGTTTGTGCCAGCAGGTTCTGTAGTAACTGGCTTTGGAGCAGCCTTAAGGTCTACGTTTTCCATCATGCCCATTTCAGGCATAATTTCAGATGTGTCGTCCATTTCAATAGCGTCGCCACCTGCGTCCATGTCAAATTCTTGGTGTTCTTCTTCACCGGCTTCGCCGCCCATCATGGCTTCAAATTCAGCCATTAGTTCGTCTAGCTTATCTTCTAGGTCAACAACGCGATCTTCAATGTCGCCTTCGCCTGCATCATGGGCACCTTCGATGTCTTGTGTAAGATCGTCACCGGCTTCTTCTGCTTCGTCATCAAACTCAGCGTCCATGTCGTCTTCTTCGTTCATGCCTTCTTCTTCAGTTTCTACATCAGTGATCAAATCGTCGGCAGCGTCGCCGTCGTTTTCCATGCCTTCGTCAACTTCTGTAGTTTCTTCAGAATCTTCTTCTTCCATTAAACTTTCGTAGATTTCACGTGATTTCTCAACCACGATATCATGAAAAAGTTCTTTAGCTTTCGCTTCTTCATCGTTAATTACGAATTCAATTAACTGTTCAAATTTTGATGTCATATTGTTTCCTCCAAAAGGTTATGGCTCATGTTTACTACTTACATAAAAATAGTAAACTGAGCATATTTAGACGTCAAAACTGGTAGTTTTGACTAATTTATGACAAGGTCAAAGGCCAGGAGGGGCGGCCGGGGGAGCATACTGCTTACGAATATCTTTGAGTTTCTCTTTGTATTCATAAGTTCGTACGTCGTTCATCTGACGTAGTTTGCTTAATTGTCGTAATGTCAAACGAGTTTTACGCAGTTGATTCTTCTGAGGTTGACTGTTGTCCTGTGCAACATCTTGGTAGCCGTCTGGTTCACGTTGGTAAATTTCGTTTAAAATCATACAAGTATTTATGATGTTGGTGGTGGTGGAACGGCTGTGGGTGCTGTTCCTGCACCGGCCGGAGCACCAGGCATGCCACCAACATCAGGTGTGCCTGCAGGCGGCATGGCTGCCAGTTCTTCACCTGTATTAATATCTGCTTCCATACCTGCTGGAGTGATACCAATACTACGCAAATCCTGCCCTTGTGTGGTGCTTAATTCAGGTTGATCACGTTCTTCTCGCCAGAGTTTTTCGTTCTCTACAATCTCTTCTTGACTCAGTCCCAAGTAACGTTCCATCAAGAAACGCTTGCTCATATAGGGCAATTGCTCTAGTGTACTGAATGTACTAACTCTGCTGGTATCCATTTCTGCTTGGCGGTAACTGGCAAAGTTCTGTGGTGGGCCCAGTACAATGTCAAAAATGCTGTTATCAATGTTAAAACCGCGCCATTTCATAAACATCTTGAATTCGTCGTCGAGTTTTTGCATGATTAACCGCTGTAAACGTTCGCAATATTGGTTAAATCTATACTCTTGTATCAAGGCTGTACCTACTTTTCCGTCGTTCATTGCACGATCAGAGTCGTCGGGTCCGGTGGGCAAATAGCTTGATGGCACCCGTAAACCACGTGCCATTTTGTTATTAAAATACTTCAAATCGTCAATCTCGCCCAGTCCGGTGCCACCTGGTAATGTGTCTACACTGCTGCCACGTCCGTCTGCTGTCTGTGGGAAAAAGTAATCTTCATTGATGCTGAGTGGATTGTAACTGGCATCCATCAAGTTTTGGCCGCCGCCGTTTACAGTGGGAATACGGCGTTGGTGCATTTCATTTTTGACACGCTCAACAAAGGCCATGGCCATGTGGCTGGGCATGTTGCCTACGTCAATCTTGAACACTCTACGCTCTGGTGCACGACTTACACGATAGATCAGCACTGAGTCTTCTAATAGTTCTTTTTGTTTGTAAACTTTAAAGATATTTTCTAAGATACTTTGCCCAAAAGGCCAAAAATAATCTAGCCCTTCGTTTAAACTCAAATGCACCACGTGTTTAGCGTCAATACAGGTTTCGTTCATGGCCTG